TAACCGTCGCGCACCTCAATACCGCAGCGCTCATACGCCTCAGCTATGAGGTCGTCAAACTGCAGATCAAAATCGGATACGCCGGAAACAGCCATATCAATAGATCATTGCTGTGCGGGCACGGGCTGCACCAACACCACGGACGGCAACCTTGTCGCCTTGAACGCTTTTCTTGACGTTCTGGCTAAGCGTTTCACCTTGTGATTGGCCTACGCCTGCGACCATGCCGCCTTTAGCAAAGCCTTTTTTAGCAATGCCTTCGCCCTTTTTTGCAAGGCCACCGTCTTTGTATCCATGTTTCATTTTTCTATCCTTTTGAACTTGTTGCCATTAAACGATCTAACTTCTCATCCAACCTGTCTAGTCTATCCAAAACACGGTTGATATCTGCATGGACTTCGGCTTTTGTAACGTATTCTTTGGCAATTTCTTCGCGGGTACGATTAATCAAAATCTGAAGACGATTAATTTCATCAGACTTATCCTTTAATACCCACCCAACAACGCCCAAAAGAGCTGTCAAGCCAATGTTCCACAGCATCAGTTCCATTTCAGCACTTCCATTTCCGTAAGCTTTTGTTAATCCGGCTATCAGGATCTTTTGCTGTCTTTTCGCTGGTCAGCTTCTTTTTCATGCCTTCCATCCTCGCACAGAAAGAGTCCTTGCGGGAGCCGCCTTCCGGCTGGGGAGGTTTCAAATTCATGCCTTGCTTTTTGGCAGAGGCTCGCCCCTTGGCGTTCAAGCCGCCAGTGGGGCTTTTCCCCTCTTTCCTCTGCCATGCTGGAGACTTAGCCACAATTAATACATCTTGCAGGGCTTGTTACGAGCCAAACCTACACCACGCGGCGTAGTGGAACCAGAAGGAGCCACTGTTTTGCGAGGGGTCTGCTTAGCGCCACCTTTAGCCATGTCTTGTTTCTGTGCACCGGGCTGAACTTCGCCTTGGTACTGATCATCTGCCATTTTTGCTGCTCGTCCCATTTTGGACTCCTTATCCGTAATAAATGTTTACTGCCGCCAAGTTTGGCATGTACGCATACACGCCATATCTGGCCACCACCCCGTCGTTCGGGATAACGGGGGCATTGTTGAAGTAGTCCCCCGCAGTGACGTCGTAAGTCAACAACCAGCGCGATGCATACACCATGGATGCCCCTGCTGTAATACTGCCAGAGTTGATGTCGGTGATTGTGAAAGTGCTTGAGTTTATAACAGTTACGGTGTAGTTTCCGTTAGTGGCTGACCCACCTGTTCCTGCTCCAAAATCAACGCCAATTCCATCCCCTGTAGCCAAACCGTGTCCCGCCTGTGTGATAGTCACTGTGTTGCCAGAACGGCCATAAGTGGCGGTCGTAACTGGAGCTACAGCGGTGTCAAACAAGGTTACCGAGCCTGCAGTGGCAGTGCCTACATACGATATACCTTTGACACGGTTTCGCCCAAGCACCAAAAAGCCGTTAGCGTTTACGTGCGCCTGTTTTACGTCATATTGAAAGGTCATAATTAATCTCCTTGTAAACGGGGGCCGAGGCCCCCTAGATCAATTAAGCAGTACGGGTGAACACGTAGGCTGTGGCGCTGGAGAACATGATAGTGAAACGGGCAACGCCAGTTACACCAGAAGGCACAGTCAACAAGCCAGCACCGGCACCAGAACCAGCAGCTGCTGCGGCAGACAAGATACCGTTGGTTGCAACAGCAATCGTCACTGTGCTCGCACCACCAGTGTTGTCAATGTACAGGTCCAACACTGTACCTTTAGCAGCGCTAATAGCAGCGCCAAGCAACGTGCCTGTGGGCAACGTGATGGTTGTGGCAGCAGCAGAGGTGGAAGTGATGTAGCCAGTAGCAACTTGGGCTGCAGTGGCTGTAGCCGTTGCGTTAATCGCAGCAGTTGTAGGGTGGTTTTGATCAGTGAAAACCAGATTTGTGGTAGTCAGGTTGGTTACGCTGGTGGTAGCACCAAATGTAGCGTTGACAGTAACTGCGCCAGTGGTAGCGCTCTTAGTGATGGATTGGAAGCCATTCTGGGAACGAACTGGTCCATTAAACGTGGTAGATGCCATGATTTTTCCTTACATACAAGTTAGGCGCATCAATCTGTATGTCGTCAGCCGGGACTGTTTGATGCACCGGAAAGCCCGGATTACTGTGTTTATATCACGGTATTTTTAAGCGTGCAACAATTATTTTTGTTGTCACAATTTTTTGGCATTATGAGGGCATGAAATACCGCATTGTCCCTGTTGATACCCGTAAGCCAGAGGTGGTGCAGTTGTTGTCGTTGCTTCAAAAAATATGTCTTCCCCACGATAAAATTTATCCAATTACAAAAGGCTACTGGTATGTCGCTTACACACAGAACGGTGAGGCTGCTGGGTTCGCTGGTGTTGTTCCCTCTAGTCGTTGGTCTGACACTATGTATCTTTGTCGGGCAGGTGTTGTACGCGCTCATCGTGGACGCGGGCTTCAGAAAAGGTTTATTAAAACGCGGGTTCGCAAAGCCAAAACGTTAGGCATGAATTGGGTCATCACTGACACCAACGAAAACCCCGCATCTGCTAACAGTTTGATAGCTACAGGTTTCAAAATGTTTGAGCCATCTCAACCTTGGGGTTTAAAAACGGCACTGTACTGGAAGTACCGGATCAAGCATGCCGTATAAAGACGAAACTGTTAAGAAAACTAAACAAAAGACGTATGCAAACACGTACTATGAAAAAAATAAAGCGACCATAATTGCCGCAAGTAAAGCCTCGGCTAAGGCGTATAAAGATCAGTGGCGTAGCTTTAAAGCTACATTAGCGTGCATAAAATGCGGGCAAGACCACCCTGCTACGTTTGACTTCCACCACATCGACAGCAGTACAAAAGAAGAATCTGTCAACAAGCTAATAAAAAACCGTGCCTTTAAGCGTGCTATGGAAGAAGTCAAGAAGTGCGTTGTGCTCTGCGCCAACTGCCACCGTATACATCACCACGACGAGCGTATTGCTAAGAAAGCCAAAAAGAAAAAAGGGGCCGAAGCCCCCTGAGTGTATATACAGTGTATATACATTTACTCTTTGTTTTCTTCTGTTTCAGCAGCCGCAACTTCGTCTTCATCTTCGTCTTCAAACTCGTCGTCAAGCACGGCAACAGCTTCGTACTCCACCGCCCAACCGTAATTTTCCTGAAATTCCACAAACTGCTGGAAAATTTCAATCATCTCAAAATCGTGCGTCTCAATAGACAGCTTGTTATTACCAAAGTAACCAAATTCCATTTCAAATTTCATGATGTGCCCCTAAGATTTATGCAACCACAACGGCTGCAAACTAATCGTAGTTTAACTTTGTGACAAGAAAAAGGCCACCCGAAGGTGGCCTTTAGTACGCAAACTGCGTATGGATTAAGCGCCGGGTGAACCGTAAGCGCCACGTGGGTCAGACCAGCCGAAGCTGTAACGCTCACGAGCCTTGTAACGAACGTTACCTGTGTCAAAGTCGCCTTCAAAGGCTGTCTTGATAGGTGAGCGCTCGAACATTTTCAAGCCGTTAGGTGCATCAGTGATGATGAACCAAGCGTTGACGTCTGTCAAGTAGTGGTTTACAGAGTAGCCTTCTGGGAGCATGCCCATAGACTTGATGGCGTTGACATCATTGTCAGCAGTGCCAGTACGCAAAGTGCTCTTCATCAGGCGCTCTGCAGTAAACTGCAGTTCTTTAGGAACAATCATCTTGCGGCCAGTCAAAGCGACCTTCAAGCCACGCTCGTCGATAAACGCTGCGATGTCAATCAAGGCTTGCTCCAACGATGTCTCGTTCAAGTCTGCAGCCACTGCGGGAGTGTTTGCATAGTTGGCGGACAAAGCAGTTGGGTGGGCTGTAGAGAACAATGCAACGCCGTCGCCGCCGGCATAGCTGCCGCCAGTGAAACCGTTGTTCAACACAGAAGCAGCTTTTACTTGCTTTGTGAAGCTCATTGAACGAGCCATAGCCTTGGTGTAACGACCTGACAAGCGGTCATACAAGTTATCTTCCACAGCTTCCTCTGTCAACGCGAAAGCCATAGCAACGGTTTCGTGTGTGTAGCGGGCTGTGAAGGATTCCAGTGCTGTGTCGTACTGAACGCCGGCACCCTCAGTTTTCACTGGAGCAGAACCGAAGCCAGTCAACATGACCTCTTCTTCAAATGCACGGTCAGAAGTCTCGATAGAGAAGATCTGCTCGTGCTCGTTTTCGTAACGCTTGTACTCTAAGCCAAACAATGCGTTCAGGCCGGGCTCAAGTTCTTTTACTAGTTGGGAACGTGTAATAGCCATGATTATGCTCCGTCAGCAGCAACGCCTGTACTACCGTACTGGTGTTGATTAAGTTTAACAACAACCACAGCGTATTGACCCAATTCATTGTCAGGCTGATCGCTCAAACCAACAATTTTCATAGTCAATGCAGCAGTCTTCGCGGGTGTTCCCAATGTACCGTTAGAAATACCAGTCACAGTGCTACCAGTTGTGGAAGCAGTAGGATCAGCATTCTTACCGATCTCGGCTTGAGTAATAGTACCCGCAGCTTGGATCAAGAACAATTGGTTGGGGTCATCCAACACTTCGCAAACAATGATGCCTGAAGTGATATCGACACTACCGGGGTAGAAGTTTTTCCATGTGGGCTTGCCCGCACGGGTTGGGTCATAGTACTGGCAACCGTTGAACACGCCTGTGGGGGCGGTGTGCGTAGCTGCGTCATACTTAATGATGTAGCCGTCGTATACGACAACTAAATCGCCTTGGAAAATTGCTCCGGCTTGGTTATCCGCAATTTGATAGCCATACTGCTTCTGGGCTCCAGTAGCAGATAGGTTACCAATGGGACGCAGGCCAAAAGGCTTATTTACGTTTGCCATTTGTAGCTCCTACAAAAATTTAAAATATCAACGTTTTATTGTTGACGGAATGTTGTGCGCGAACTGCGTTCAGGATTCTGAATCCGCATTGTAGAGTGAGCGTTTTCTCGCATCATCTCGTTGTCAACAGCGTGTAACTGTTCCTGAGCCTTACGGCGGTAATACTCGTTGCGCTCTGCAATAGTCTCATCGGGAACTCTTGCAAGCAAAAGTCCACCTACAGAAACCACTCCAGCATGCTTACCGTCATCAACGGTAGGCATCATGCCTTGATATTCTTCTGGCAACTCTTCAAGACGGACTAGTTCATAGCCCTCACGAAGACGTCCGTAGACGTTTTGTTTATCCAGATGGCCATTCACTTCGGCACGGATCCAACGATGCTTAAACCCTTCGGGGGCAGGAGGCGCGTCAAGACGTGAAGGAGGGGTCCAAGGACGGCGACGCTTTTCCGTATCGCGTGTTGCGCGGGGGGCTTTGTCGATAGTAACTTTAGTCATTGTTTCACTCCTTAACATACTTGGCATACTCTTCAAGAGGAACGCCCAGTTTTTTTGCTATAGCAACCTGACTCGGCGAAAGCCGGACAGTACGGCGCGCACTATTTATTCCCGAACTACGGGCGGCAGGGGCAACAGCAGGCGCGGAACGCTGTTGTCTGGATTGGCTAAACTTGTCTGGAAAAGTATTCCTAACTCGTTTGTCAAGTTCAGTATAGTACTCATCTGAATTTGGGTCAACACCTTCTTGTTCAAC